TTTAGATGCTTATTTTAGTGCGAACGATCTTTGGTGATATGGAAGTTTTATCTTTCCTATTGCTGATATCAGTAATCGCCTTATTCTCCAATGCATTGGTTAAAGCTATGTGTTCTTGGTACATGCTTGGTCATGTTTCTGAGAGCGCTAAGCGCCATGCTTTGGAGACCGTCACCCATTGTGACGAAAGTGAGGAGACTGTACAAGAAGCCCTTATTTCTCCACCAGAAAATAGGTGCAACCGCATTCGTAAGATTGCGGCGCTTGCAGCTCTTGCATGTCGAGCTCGCTTTGGATTTAGGTTACGTACTGAGTCAAACGAGCTTGTAGCAAGAAAGTGGATCCATGACCATGTCTCATCGTTAAAAGACATGCGTCGTGCTGATATTCCAATGGTGATGCCTTTTGCTATTGAGTTATGCTTTGTCCCGTCAAGAGCAGAACTTGAAGCTAAGGCTATGATGCAGACTGCTGTTATTCGTAACCGCATTTCTGCGCTTCAGGCCACTTACTGGGACTGGGGTGTTGGTTGGTTCCGACGCCCCAGAGACCTAAGTGGTTAGGGGTGCCCACGTTTCGTGTTAGGGGTGGATTGTGCTATTAGTAGTGCACCCGACCATCCTAGTTTGGTAACACGTAAAATTGAGGGTACCCCCAAACAGAGGAAGTTTGTCGTCGTTGATGGGGTCGCTCCCCCATTGACTTTCTCTGTATATAATGATGACATTAATGCCTTGGAGCGCGCCGTTAAAGAGAGAGTCTTCTTCGTTAAGAATGAAGACGGTCTCTTTTGTGAGCCGCCAAGGCCTGTTAATAAGGCATTCTTTTTCTCTCGCCTCCAGCGATTCACAGACCTTTTGAAGGTTCACCTTCCCTCGACCGCCCCTATTAGTCGACAAGCCTTTGTCGAAACCTATTCGGGCCGCAAGCGGGTGAACTATCAAAAAGCGTGTGATTCGTTGGATGTAATCCCATTGCGGGTGAAAGATTCTTATATTAAGACCTTTTTGAAGTTTGAGAAGACTAATTTCACTTCTAAAGATCCTGTGCCACGAGTCATCTCCCCTAGAGATCCTCGATTTAACATTGAGATTGGACGATTTATAAGGCCAATCGAGGAGCGAATTTTTAAAAGTATCGGTAAAGTTATGGGACGTGATACGGTTATGAAAGGTATGAATGCAACCCAAGTTGCTTCTGCCATTTCACGAAAGTGGAATGTGTTTAAGAAGCCTGTTGCGGTTGGTATGGATGCGTCCCGTTTTGATCAGCATGTGTCGAAAGATGCATTGATGTGGGAGCACTCAGTGTATGATTTGTGTTTTTGGCAACAGAAGCACAAGGATCGACTTCGAAGTCTTACACATCAGCAATTATCCAATAAATGTTTTGGACGAGTGGGTGATGGCGAAGTTGAGTATACAACAAATGGAGTTCGGGCCAGTGGTGATTTGAATACTAGTCTTGGTGCATGTTTGATTATGTGCGCTATGGTTAATAGTTATGCTGCTGAGCTATCCATTGTGATTGAGTTGGTCAATAACG